TGCAGAATAAAACTCAAGTGTTCCGGACCAATCCGGTAACACTAATGAGGTACTACCCAAAAAGCACACCACGGTGCCCCTCCCCTCTTCAGGGAGTCGCAACGAAGCGCGTCATTCGGACTCATTGTGAAAACATCTCAACTCGCAATTTAAGCTAGACCCATGCCTTATTAGATGGGGGTAAGTACTAGCCGATCCATTTACACCTTGTGCTATTGGTAAACACATCCGGAGGTTCAAAATGGATAGGGTGGGGTAAACCGGAAAAGCTCCCACCCATGGGAAATAAACTAAGCGCCGGGCTTGATGCTGAACTTGTAGAAACAAGGCACAGACACAAAGCACGCGGCATTAAAATCATCTGAGACAGCTCTTCTTACCACAAAGAGCGGCTCATTGTTGGGGCAAACGACATCAACCACACCCCTGGGAACGAAACCTTTATCAACATCGTTTCCCGTAATATTATTGTCATTCAAAATCAACTGAGCATTTGAATGAACATAGGATTTCTCATAATATGGAACTTGCACATCAGGACCAAGTGCATTAGATAATGAGAATTGTTGTGTAGGAGTATTCTCCTTTTTAGTCAGATAATCAGTATAAGAATCAACTAATGGATAAACTGGCGTTTTCTTAACATCTGCATCAATTGGTGAATACAAAGAAGCGAAGCAAGAGGTAGAAGACCAAGATCCGATAACTCGGACTCGCATTCCACCACGTGAAACTGCATAACAGGGCAGAATACACGTATATAGATCAGCTGCATTATAAGTATCAGCTAAGTCAATTCGAACTTCAAAAAACCATGGCCGTATACGCCATGCGTGGGCACCACTCTCGCTATCGCTAAAAACATAGCAAGTTGAATATCTCTTCAACAAGCTTCTGAGGGACATAATCTTCTCTCCCATACACAAAGCACTACTGGCAATTCCACCAGATAGCTCAGAACTAGACCCAATATAATCTCCACCAGCTTGATAAACTGGAGTGTCACTACAACACTGATAACTAGCTGTATCTGGTGCTACCAAAACTCGGTCTTCCATATTTACAGGAAAAGCGAATTCTAGATCATCACCTCCAGCAACCTCTGCTAAAATAGAAATTGTACTAGTCACAGTGGTCGGTGCAACTAGTGGATCTAAAACTATCAGGGCCCATCTTCCAGAACCCTCGTCCAAATTCAGCCACGGGGTCGTGGACTGATAAGGAACTACAACTTCAAACTCTGAACTTGTAGACAAGTCCCAAATTTCTCTGAGACCATAAACTGAGTTCGCTATAGTCCAAGTAGGTGACAGCGGATTACTCGCTGTAACATGTGTATAGGCGAACAACACACGACCAGAATGGAACTTGGTTTTCACAAACTTGAACTTGAACTTTATACTTCCTCTCCAACAGTCAAAAAATTCTGACAAATAGGAGATAGGCGGATATGTGATCCAGACATCAGTTCCAACACTATGTGATTGCTGGTACGAAGTTGGTTGCACATTTCCTTGCAACAACACGGTATTAATGCCAGCACTAGTACTCATTGTCGTGGAAGCAAAGTAAGCGAACTTAGATTTTATGAAATCAATGCTCAATTCATCATAATCAGTTTTGCCAATGCCAGTCATTTGTTCAAGCTGGTTGTCGGAATGCAATGACAACGGCATAGCCGGTACCATAGCATCTGAGCACGCATTATATGGCATAGGGTATTGAGCAACCCTAGTAATCGGGGACAAATCATCAGGAGCGCTCCATCCCCAAACTTTAGCGGATCTGGCCATAACATTGGCCATCCATGAGGTAGGTTTAGCGAAAGCAGACAATAATGGTATTTCACCCAATATTCCAACACTCCGCGAAACTTTAGAAAGAGCAGATTCAATAGGTCCTTTTCCAACACTCTTTCTTTCAACATCCGTTACATCTCCGCCAGCTTGGTACATAGCAACACCTGTCATTTCTACATCTTCAAGCCATATCCATAAGGAATATGAACACGTTAGAGCACCAGCTGCACTGGCAATTGGCGAATAAGGATAGAGAAAACTCTTTCCAATATCACCAATCTTATGACCAGTGAGCGAGCCAGGTATTGAATAACCTAAATTGTTGTTGACATAAGGAACTTTTAATGTCACTTCAGATTCCACACCAATCTCAAGCTCAGCATGAGGTAACTGTGTAATCTGGCATTTATCAGAACGGTGGATCCTGTTCCAAAAACCCTCGGTAGTAGACAGGTCCATACTACCACCAGAGTGAATATGTGCCAAAATATAACGTCCCTGTTGGAACGGTGTAGCATTAACCTGAAGCTTCATGCACACAGTTCCTCGCAGGAGCATCTTACCTAGACACTTATTATAAACCATTGAATTAGAAAAGAAAACATACAAAGGACTAAACTCAGCAAATGTGAGTGGCCCATCTGTACTAGTTAAGCTACCGCTGGCAATTAGTTGTGGCCTCCCAAGATATTGCTCAAGGGAAGTTTCAACACCAGCAGAGGCAGAAACTTTAATCTGGTTGACAAGATCAGCAGGCGCCGCAATTTGTACGGTGCGAGACTCCCTGTCGGCGGAATCCTTGCCGGCATCTCCAAAAGAGGTGACACCGGACTTTTCAACTATTTCAACTAAACCGAGGTCGCTGCTAAGCGATATATTATTATTTGTAGCAGGTCTTAGTAACTGTCAGAGTCAACCCAAGCTCTGACAGGGTATACAAATTGGCACTTGGGAAAATTCCCTTTACAATGCCCTCAAGCACACTCAAAATCGCGCCAGTAGTGAGTGAGTAATCAGGAGGGCAGGGTTACAATTAGTAGAACTGTTCACGCTGCAAAACAAAAGTTTTGCAAACCTGATAAACAGTTCTGGGTGGAACATATTGATACATGTCCTGAGTGGCATTTATAATCTTTGGAGCCCACTCTTTAAAGACTTCTTCTCCATGAAGAGACAATTCATCAAGAGTGTTTTGAACATTATCCAAAACAATTTCTCTATTGAGAGGTCCCTTCTTTGTCCAATAAGGAATTTCTAAAACAACATCCAATCTCAGAGGTGCAACATAGCGTCCAACAGAATCTTCATATCTAAAACTACGTTTCAAAAATTCTACTTCCGTTATTTTCCTATGTCCACTTTGGCTCTCCCCTTTCAACTCGGAGGTATAAACCATACCAAACTGCTTCATAGCTTTAGCCACTGCAGCCTCATCGAACTTATCCTTAATACTCACATGAACATCAAACACATTATCATCACCTAATACAATTAAATAAACTAAAACATAAAATGTCATAGCAACCATGTAAGTATTGCCAAAAATGTGCATATAACACAAAATAAACAAAATATGATTATGTATAGTGTTAATGAGAGCAGTCAAAAAATGTCCACTTGGAGTGCCATTAGCCCATTCAAGCATCAGGTCACCCCAAACATGTCTCGAGTTAATCAATTCATACCACAAAACTTCACGAACACGAGCATTAACGGGACCATCATCATACCAAGTATTAATAAATGGCAGGATGCCCCAATTAATTTTTGCACGACAACTTCCATCATAATGATGTTGGTCACCGGCACCATTCAACTTGCCTTTACCTTTTGACTCAAGCTTTTTGGCCAGATAATCCCATCCAGCACCATAGGGATTAAGCCCTATCGCAGAACCATTCTCAACATTATTCTCTGTAAACCAAACTGAGAATGCACCAAAATACATTCTACCAACGATCAAAAGATCTAGCGGACATGCGCTAAACAAACGCGTAGTACCGCTCTCAACCTTCTCAAGTGGTCTACGTTCATCCTTCAAACAGTCAGTAAAAACATGAAGATGTCTAATGCCTTTACCAGCATCAGAAATCACTTTTTGACAATGTTCTTCAATGTACTTTGATTGTTCAGTCGTTAGATCATAATCTCCATCAGTTCCCCAAATGCGACTTTTTCCTTTGCCCTTAAATAAGGGATGGTCACTATAAGGAAAACCGGAACTAGTGCCTCTAGATATCGAACTCCAAACAGGGTCATCAAAACCCACAACAGCTTCTTCAAAGGTAAAAACCCTACGGTAACGGGGTTTCTTACTAACATGCGCCAGATGTTGGAAATAAGCTGTACAAGCTATAGCTATATGATCCGTGGGTATAGATACAAACGGTTGAACATATTTCGATAGAGCCTTCTCATAAGGATCAATCTCTATCCCATCCTTCATAAACTTGTGTAATCGAGCTGGAGCTGTTTTAGCAGGCCCCCACATCTCATACAACATAGACTTCCGGATTGCACTTCTTCCGCCATGAGCCACCTTAGGATCCACAACATACATTGGAGAGAAGACTCCAGAAACAGCTCGTTCACTAAACATTTGTTCAACTGGTGGCTGCATCTCAGCCAAGCCCATCAACTCATTAACAGTGTCAGGAGTTTCACAAATAGAAACTTCCACTGGAAACTTGGCAATCATCTCCTCAAGCATTTCTCGAGTAATAATTGTTGAAAATCCTTTACGATCATCAACAACACCCATGACATGAAAACCTAAAATAG